ACGAGCAGGACGACATCGGCCGGATCTCGTTCCCCGACCCGCAGGCGCTGAGACATCCCCGGCCCGAGCCGGATCTCCGGGCGGTTCGGTCGTTCTTCGGATGGAGCCCGGTCAGCGGGTTCGAAGTGGCGGTTGAAGTCGGAAAAGTTTCTGGAGGGATTTGAACATGAGAACCAAACTACTGGTGCTGGCGATTCTGCTGCTGGTCCTGCCGTGCGCAGCGCAGACGCCCCGCGTCATCACGGCGACGATTGCGGCGGGCGGGAGCCTGTCGGATGCCGTGAACTTTCAAGGGTGTACCGTCGCGCGAATGAGCATTTCGGCGATGGACAGCAGTGCCGTCCTGACATTCCAGGCCAGCATGGGCGGCACGGTATTCAGGGAGCGGGAAGATTTTTATCGTGGCGTCGTCACTTTCCCCGCTTCGACAGGCAACCTCAGCGTAGACCTTCCACCGGATCAGTGGTACGCGATGCAGTGGCTGAAGGTGCGGAGCGGAACGTCCGGCTCTCCCGTCACTCAGGCGACCGCCGTGACCATTAGTTTCGCGTGCAGGTAAGGAGCGGCCATGAAAAAGTTTCGACTCCCAACGAGGATGGCTGGCGGTGGCGGCGTGACTGGTGCCCCCCAATTCACACCGTCTTGGCAGCAGCCTAACCAGCCATCGAATCAAGGGGGGATGGTCAATCCGGCTGATTTTGCTTATGCGCCGGCGGCTACTCCTTCCGCCCCGCAAGGCATGGCGCCTTCATCGGCACCGATGCCGGGCCAGTCCCCCTCTGATTTGATGCAGGCTCAGCGCCAGTTCGACCCGAGGATGACGCAAGGATTCATGCCGCAGAAGCGCCGATCGTGGCAGGACTATGCCGGCGACGTACTGAGCGGTGGCGGGATCGGGGCGTTGATAGGTGGGGCTGGTGGATCTGCGCTTGGCGGTGGCGTGGCCGCAGGGCTCGTGACGGCCATCAAGGAAATTCTCAAAGCCAAGAGCGCCAAGAAATCAACCGTCGTGAAAGCAAAAAAGGGCGGTCCCGTGAAGAAGGCGAAGGGCGGACCGATCAGGAAAAAGAAGGGCTGCTGACGTGACCTACTCCGAACTGGCTGCGGCAATTCAGGACTGGGCCGAAAACGACGAAGCCAACTTCGTAGCAAACATTCCGACAATCGTGCGAAAGGCGGAGAACCGGATCAGCACGGCGGTTCGCGTACCGGATTCGAAAAAGTCGTTTTCGGACAACCTCGTAGTGGGCACGGCCACGGTCCCCGCTCCGACCGGGATGCTCTACGTCAACGAGTTCATGGTGACGCTCTCGACGGGCGCGCGGTTCCTGAAGCGGCGCGACCTGAGCTATCTGCGAGAGGCATTCCCTCTGCTTGTAAACGGGTCGCCGGAATACTACGCTTTTGCGGACGACGACACCCTGACGATCTGCCCGCCGCCGGCTGGGACGTACCCCTACACGATCGAGTACATGGCGATGCCCCAGTCGATTGTCGATCTGGAGACGACCTGGCTGGGCGACAACGCCTCCAGCGTGCTGCTCGACGCCTGCCTGATTGAGGCGGCCGTGTTCATGAAGCAGCCACCCGAAGAGATTATCGCGATGGAAGGCCTGCTCAAGGAAAAACTGATGGACCTCCGCGTGATCCGCGAGGGGCGCGTCCTGAAGGACACCTACCGCAAGCCCGATACGCGGATGGAGGTTTGACGTGGGCAAGCCTGATACCCGGATGGAGGTTTGACGATGGCATTCACTGGCAGCTACATCTGCGACTCGTTCCTGGCTGAAATCCTTGCGGCCGTCCACGACTTCACCGTCACAACCGGCCACACGTTCAAAATCGCGCTCTATGCCAACACGGCGACGTTGGACGAAACCACGACCGCCTACACGGCAACAGGGGAGATCGTGTTCGCCGGGTACACGGCGGGCGGCGCGGATCTCTCGTCGAACGGGGTTGCCCTCGGGTCCGTATCGGGGCAGATCGGGAAAACGGCCTATGTGGATTTCGATGACGTCTCATGGTCTGGCGATTTCACTGGGGTTCGCGGGGCACTGATTTACAATTCGACGGCCGCGGGCAATCCGGCGGTGGCGGTGCTGGACTTCGGACTTGATAAGGCCTCAGTGGCGTCGACGTTCCAAGTTCAGTTTCCAGCCGCTGATCCATCGCTGGCCGTTGTGAGGTTTCACTAATGCCGAGCACATACACTGACGGGCTGGGTCTTGAACTGATCCCGACCGGCGAACAGGCCGGGTCGTGGGGCGCGACACTGAACGCCACGATTGGGTTCCTTGAGGCGGCCATCGGCGGCTATACCAGTATCGAACTGTCGGGCACCACCTACGCGCTCACAGTGTCGGACGGCGTTACAAGTGTCGCGCGCAACAGGGTAATCCGGTTCTATGGTTCGCCGGGCGGGGCCTGCACTGTGACGGTCGCACCGAACAACGGGGCGCGGTTCTTCCTCGTCGTGAATGCGTGCGATGAGACCGTCATCCTAGGGCAAGGCACGGGCGCGACCGCAACGGTGCCCGTTGGAAAATCGGCACTGATCTACTGCGACGGAGCCGGCGCGGGCGCGGCGGTCTACAACGCTCTCGACAACCTTTCGCTCGCCACGCTCACAGCATCCGGCGCCGTAGTTATTGGCGGGGCGCTCTCTGTCACCGGGGTAGCCAGCGCGGCGACTCCCACGGTCGCGGGCAACTTGGCGACCAAGGGCTACGTCGACACAGTGGCAGGCGGGTTAGCAAGTTTGACAGGATCGTATGCCAACCCGGCGTGGATCATGTCGCTCGCTAACTCCAAAATCGCCGGCTTGGCGGCTTCGGCTACGACCGACACGACCAACGCGACCAATATCACGACCGGCAGCCTTGGGCTGGCTCGCATCGCGCAGGGCGCGGCCACGGCAGGGCAGGCTCTGGCCTGGAACGAAACGGTTTGGGCTCCTCTCACGCTGGCGGCTTCGGCCACGGTGGATACGAGGAACGCATCGAATATCAACTCCGGGTCGCTGGCACTCGCTCGAATCGCACAAAGCGGCGCGACGATGGGGCAGGTTTTGAAGTGGGACGGTTCCGCGTGGGCGCCGTCGGCCGACCTGACGGGCGAGTCGGGAACCGAGACTGTGGCGTGGGGGAACATCACCGGGACGCTGGGAGACCAAAGCGATTTGGCCTCAGCCCTCAGTGGAAAGGCAAGCTCAACGCACACTCACGCGCTGCCCACCATCGCGATTTCCGATGTGACCGGGTTGCAGACGGCGCTCGACGGCAAGGCCGCGACATCCCACACCCAAGCCATCAGCACAATCACCGGGCTACAAACGGCGCTAGACGGGAAAGCGGCTTCATCGCATACCCATACCGAGTCTGATCTGAGTGGGTCGCTCTCGCTCTCCAAGTTGGCGCAGGGCGGGGCTACGACGGGCCAGTACCTGAGATGGAGCGGGTCGGCGTGGGCTCCGGCCACCAACACGGCGACGGTCGCGTGGGGCGCGATTACGGGCAGCATCAGCGGGCAGACAGACCTTTTTAACGCCTTAGCCGACAAAGCGGCAGCAGCCCACACGCACACGACAGATCAAGTGTTTTACGCCGGGGCGGTGTTGACGACCTACCTGAACGGATTGGCTGCACACAACCACAGCATAGGGTTTGGAACAACGAATCTCCAGTACAAAGACTGGTCTGGAAACAATCAGACTCTGACGGTTGTAACGTCAGTGGATTTGCGGACTGGGTACATGGGGTAAGGCCTAGACCATGCCTCTCAAGAAATTCATCTTCCGGCCTGGGATCGTGCGGGACGCGACCGACTACGCCAATGCGGGCGGGTGGTACGACTGCAACAACGTCCGGTTCAGGTCTGGATTTCCTGAGAGCATCGGCGGGTGGGTCAAGGATTCGATCTCTGAATACATCGGGACGTGCCGGTCAATTCACACTTGGATGGCGCTGGACCGCGGCGCCTACGCTGGCTGCGGGACGAATCTCAAGTTCTACATCTACTACGGGTCGAAGTTCTACGATGTCACACCGTTTCGACGTAGCGTGACGCTGCCGGATGACTCCCTGATGAGCGTGGCCGCCGGGAGCGGGCTCATCACCATCACCGATGCCGGGCACGGGGCGAAGGCGGGCGATTACGTCACGATCTCCGGCGCCACCGGATTTGATGGAATCGCGGCTGCGGACATCAACAAAGAACACATCATCTACATGGTCGGCAGCGTCGACGGCTACCAGATCCTGACCAATGGCGTGGCGACGGCGGGCAGCGTGGCCGGCGGAGACGCGGCGACGGTCGTGAGTTACGATCTCGGCGTGGGGCTGGCTGACTTTGTGAGTGGGGAAGGGTGGGGTGCGGGGCCTTACGGATTGGCACCCTATGGCACGGCGTCCAGCATCGGAGCGACCAGCAACCAACTGCGGACATGGAGCCAAGGCGACTTCGGCGAGGATCTTCTGGCGGCTCCGAACGACGGTGCGATCTACTACTGGGACAAGAGCGGCGGCTTGGCGGCCCGCATGGTCAACCTCACCAGTTTGGCGGGCGCGTCGGACGTCCCCACGATCACGGCTCTGGTCGGCGTGTCCTACCTGGACCGGCACGTCGTCGCCTTCGGTTGCAACCCGATCGGTTCAGCCGTTGCGGACCCGCTCATGGTGCGGTGGTCCTCGCAAGAGAGCCTGGTCGACTGGACGCCCAAGGCCGACAACACGGCCGGCTACTACCGCCTATCGGTCGGGTCGAGAATCGTGGCATCGAAGTTCTCGAAGAACGAGACGATCATCTGGACGGATTCGGGCCTCTACTCCATGCGGTTCGTCGGGCCGCCCTACACGTTTTCGTTCGAACTGATTTCGGCCGCGACCACGATTATCTCAACGAACTCCGTTGTGGCCGCGAACAACATGATCTTCTGGATGGGCGACGGCGGTTTTTACGTTTACACCGGGCGCGTCGACCCGCTGCCTTGTCCAATTCGCGACTACATTTTCAGCGGCATGAACGCCGACCAGAAGGCAAAGATCGTGGCCGGGAAGATCCTCAAGTTCAACGAGATCATCTGGTTCTACCCGAGCGAAGCAGCCGCCGAAAACGACCGTTACGTCCTGTTCAACACGGTCGACAACGTGTGGTCTTACGGTCGCGTGTCCAGGACGGCCTGGGCCGATTCGGTCGACAGCGGGAAAATCTTCGGCGCGGCGGCCGGGACGATGTACCTCCATGAAGTCGGGTGCGATGCGGACGGCGCCGTGCTGTCGTCCTACGTGGAGTCCTCCGATTTCGATCTCGAGGACGGGGAGCGATTCTGTTTCGTCGATGCCGTGATTCCGGACGTGGAGTTTCGCGGCACGGCCGACATCGACACTCAGATGGTGGACGTGGTGGTGAGCCATCGTAACGCACCGGGCGGGGCGAAGAAGCCAGCGCAGTTCACAGTCTACGCGAACGGCAGCGAAGCCAAGAAAAACGTGCGGCTTCGGAACAGGCAGATGGCGATCAAGGTGGAAAACATCACGCCCGGCACAGCTTGGCGGGTTGGCGCGATTCGAGTGCGGCTTCAAGAGGATGGCCGGCGATGATCGAGAAAAAGTGCGCACCCCCGACGCTTGGAACCACCAGCGGCCCGCACGCCCTGACCGACATCCTGCGAATCCTTGCGTCGGTCATCGGCGATCTGTACACGGCGCAACGGGCGAAACTGACGGGACTGCGATTTGTCCGCTACGACCGAAGCGGCGCAGGCCTGGGGGACGGCGAAGTGTGGGTTGACGAGAACGGGATGTTGAGGATGGTCGTGCCGCAGATCGCGCACGCGCCATCGTTTGAGATTCAGTCGGCGTTGGGAACGGTAGTCACGACGTAGAGGAGATGATATGGGACTCGAATGGGCAGTTCTTGGACCGATTCTGGCGAAGGCGGCTATCGGTGGCGGAGTCGCGGCGGCTTCAAGCGCGGCGGCGGCAAAACTTGCCGGCGGCTCGGAGAAGAATAACACCGCCACCTCCGCGTCGGCGCAGCAGTCCCTTCAGAACTTCAACAACGCGCAGGCCTACACGCCCATCATAGACCGGCGATACAACCCGGCGCCGCAGGGCTACAGGCCCGGAATCGACCCGGAGCACAAGTTCTTTACGGACGTCGTGACGGGCTACAAACCCATGATTCAGGGCATGGCGGCCGGGGGGCCCGTCGTAACGGACGAGGAGATCGGCCAACAGATTGTCGCCGATGCGGCCGACGCTCTCCGAGGCAAGGGGCGCGATCCGCAGGGCGCGATCAACGATTTCGTGAACTACTTCGGGATGGAGGAATACCTCGACTTCCGACAGAAGGTTATCGGTCAAGGAGGAATGTCCAACGAAGCCCGACAGCCAGGACTTGTTTCTGGACCAGGCGGCGGACTGGACGATCAAGTCCCGGCTCGGTCACCGAGTCGGGACATCCTCCTCAGCGATGGCGAGTTTGTGGTTCCTGCCGATGTGGTCAGCGGCCTCGGCGACGGGTCAACGGCGGCCGGGGCGAAACGGATCGAACAGATGATGGACGAGGTTCGGCAGAAGCGTACCGGCAAGAGGGCACAGCCTAAGAAGGTCGGCGGAGAGGTACTTCCGTAGTGCTGGATATTCGCAGGATCAACATCGAAATGATCCCCCACGTCTGGGAAGACGTTCGACCCCTGCTGAAAAAAGCGACCGATTTGAGTGGTGGCCGGTACGACGTCGACGACCTCCTGGATCCGCTGAATGCGGGGATGACGGAACTCTGGACGGTGGCGGATGACAAGCTGCTCGCCGCGTTCATCACGGTGATCCAGCGGTTCCCGCGGAAGTCCGTCTTGTCGATTCCGATCATCGGCGGCGACGGGATGGCAGAGTGGCTGGTCCCCGGCCTCACAGCGATGGAAGCCTACGCCAAGGAAAACGGGTGCTCCATCCTCGAGGGCGGCGGCCGGCGGGCGTGGGCAAAGGTTCTAGCTGAAGCGGGATGGAAAACAGACCGTATTGTAATCGAGAAAGAGTTATCAAATGGCACTCACTGAAACCGGACAAGTCCAGCAGACGAGCCAGATCCCTGAGTGGCTACGGAATATGTACTTGCAGATGCTCGCGTCTGCACAGCCCTACGTCTTCGGGACAGCCAGCAGGACGGACCTCCCTGTGGCTGGCGATCCGAACCTGAAGGATCCCGGCAAGAACAACGCGCCCGTGGATTCCGATGGTGTCAAGTGGTGGGGCGCGCGTCTGGGGCTGAATCTGAACGAGACGAACAACAGGCCCGCGTCCGAAACGGTTCGCGCTCCGATTTTCCAGGTATCGCAGGGCAGCGGAGCGCCGGCCACGCCTTCGCCCTACGTTGCCCCCTGGAATAGCCAGAAGCAGCAGACGCCGGGCTATCAGTCGCCGTGGCAGGCTCCCGTGACACCACCGCCCTACCAGCAGCCGGCACAGCAGCAGCCGTCGTTTGTTGGCGGACTTGCGCCGGGGCTGTCGAGCGGCAGCCAGCAGCAGCCCGGTCAGCAGACCAGCCAGCAGCCCAGCCAGCCGGGGATCCAGCAGCCGACCGTGCAGCCTCCGGTCAATAAGGCGGTCATGCCGGCCAGCCCGTTCATGCCCGCTGGCAGCGCGTCGGTGTCCGGGCTCGATGGTTCGCGGACCAACGTGCCAGTGAACCCCATGCACTACGCCTCAAACGAAGGGGCTCAATTCGCACAGGAACAACTTCAGCGGCTGTTTTTGAACCAGCAGTTGACGGCGGGCAGCATTTCGAACGATAGCCCGTTTTCATCTGGACCGGGCCAACAGGCCACGGTCGTGCGGCAGGGAACCGATCCCGGCTCCGGGCCGAACGCCGGGCTGGTGGCGAACCTCTACAAGACCATGCCGAAGGACGTTGCGGATCAGATGATGCGCGACGAGATGAAACTGCTCGGCTGGAAGCGCGGCGGGCTTATCCAGGCGCTGGCGCAGGGCGGCGTCGTGGGAATGGCCGAAGGCGGATACCTGGACGAAACAGACCCCTACGCCGGTCCTGGGGCGGGCACCGGATCTACCACCACCGGAACCGATGTCACAGCGGGCGTTCCGGCCGGCGCCATCACCGGGCAGGCGGTCGGATCCTACACACCCTACCCCGGACAGCGGTACGGCGAGATGGGCGATTTGACCCAGATGTACCTCGCCGGAACCGAGCGGATGAATCAGGGACTGGTCGATCCTTACGTCGACGTTCGCAGTCCTGTCGAGATCAGCAACTTCGCGCTGGACAGGATGGCCGAAGGGTTCACGAACCCCGACATGGCCTACAACCAGCAGATTCGGAACTGGGCGCAGGAGACGCCGTTCAATTCGTATCAGGCCGGATCGTATGACCCGTCCGCCTACACGGGCGAGAACATGATGGGCGGGACCGCCGGCGCACTCCAGGGCTACACCGGCGGGAACTACCAGGCTGTCGGGACAGGGAAATTCACGGACCCCGGCGTGGCGTCGGCCTACATGGACCCCTACGCCCAGAACGTCATCGACGTTCAGAAGCAGAAGGCGACCGAAGCCTACCGCGAGATGCTGCCTGCGATCGGCGCGAACGCGGTCCAGTCCGGAGCGTTCGGCGGCGGCCGCCACGGAATCGTGGAGGGGATGGCGAACCGCGAGTTCACCCGGAGTCTGGACGAGATCCAGAAGACCGGGACGCAGGACGCTTACCGGAACGCGCAGGAACAGTACGAGCGTGACCGCGGCGCGGGTCTCCAAGCGGCTCTGGCGAATCAGGCGCAGTACGGGCAGACTCAGGACCGGAACCTCGCCGGGCTCACTACCTTGAGCGGGCAGGGGCTTCAGGCGGCACTTCAGGCCGCAAACCTCAACGAACAGTCCCGGCAGTTCGGAGCGAACCTGACCGACCAAGGCCGCCAAGCGCAGTCGGGCCTCGACATGGAAGCCGCCAAGACGGCGGAGGGGATCCAGAGTTCGATCGTGAACTCGAACCTGAACGCGATGAACGCCAGGACGGGCGCGGCCCAGACGCTCATGAACGCGGGCGACCAGTACACGAACCAGACGCTGAATAGCCTCAACGCCCTGCGGTCGGCCGGAGCACAGGCCGACGCCTACAACCAGCAGTTCCTCGACTACGATTACCAGAACTTCCTCAACCAGCGGGACTACCCGCTGCAAATGATGAACTACTACTCCGGTCTGTTGAACGGCGTCCCGGCGCCGGTGTCGACGGAACAGTACACCTACGGTCAGCAGGCGAGCCCGTACTCCGGAATCCTCGGACTCGCAACGGCGGGGCTGGGCGCGGTCGGAAGCTACTACAACAACAAGAGCGGCGGATAGGGAAGAGGGGTATCCATGAATCTCGTAGAGTCCTCAAAGATGGCGATGAACCTCTCGGACGGGCAACTGTCCCAGGCGCTTCGTGCCGGAACTCTCCCGCAGTTCATCGTGGCGGCGGAAATGACGCGGCGGCGCCGAACGCGGGATTCGGGCGGCGGCCCACAGCCTACCGTCGTCCAGGAGTTGATGACCGGAGCGAACGCCATTCAGCCTCAGCAGATGCCGCAGGCTCCTCCTCAGATGCCTCAGCAGATGCCTCAGCAGATGCCGCCACAGGGGATGAGGGCGGGTGGTCCGATCAGGATGTCTGGGCAGGGTCCGACGCAGTTGGTCCCACAGTCGGAAGACCCCACCTATTACATGGAGCGGATGCTCAAGCCGCCGCCGCTGGCGATTGCCCCTCCGCCGGATGCGGCCGCCGAAGACTACCTCTCCAGCCTGCTGCCTGAACTCGCCAAGGCGAAGGAAAAACTCACTAAGTCCGAGAAGACGCAGTTGACGCGGGCGCTCATGGAGGCAGGGTTCGCCATGATGGCGTCGAAGTCCCCCACGCTGATGGGCGGGATCGGCGAAGGCGGGAAGGCCGGGATGTCGGCGTACGCGGCGGACAAGGACCGGACGCAAGCGGGCCTGATGTCGCTACTCCAGGACGAGGCGCGCGTGCGAACGAGCCAGCAGTCGAGCGCGGATGCGGCGGCGAATCGCAGCCAGAGGAACTGGGAGGCCGGAATCTACCCGCAGGTCGCGGGGCACCAGGGCGAAGTTTCTCAGTACATGGCGGCGAACCGGGCGGCGCTGGAAGCGGGACAGTACAACATGGGCGCTCCGGATCGGGAGATGACCCGGAAGTATCAGCAGAGCCAGATCGACGAGAACGCGGCTCAACAGAAGAACGCGGAGTATGGCGGGACACCGCTGTCCCAGTTCCTGCGAGCGGTCGAAAAGGAAACCGGGCGCAAGGCCACCGCGAAGGAAATCGCGGACTTCGAAATGATGGTCCCCCGGCTGAACGCGCAGACCCAGCGCGGGATGGCGGAGATGTACCGCGTGAAGCCGGAAGATCCCCGCGTGGCGGCAGCTCGCGACGAAACCGAGAAACTGGCGGCCATGTTGTTCACCGAGGCGTCCAGAAACCCGGCGAACAGAACCAAGCCGAGAGACGTGATGATCCAGGAAGCGCGGGCAATGGCGCTCAAGCAGACGGCAACGCGGTTCCCGCCTGAAGTCGTTCAAGCGATATCGGGCAACGCCCCGCCGGCGGCGCAAGCCCCAGCGGCGACTGGCGAGGCCAACTACATACCAGGGAGAGGGTTCGTGAAGCAATAAGCCAAGGCTCCAAACGATGCCAATACGTGTAAACATTCAAGGCTACGGAGTGGTCAACTTCCCGGACGGGATGACGCAGGAGCAGATTGCTCATGCCATCGAAACTGAACTCATCCCCACGTTGCCAAGAGGCGGTATCGGCTCCGCATTGGGGGCCGGGGTGGATCGAATGCAATCGGCTGGCTCTGCCCTGCTTTCGGCGATAGCGCAAAAACAGTCTGAAAATCCACTTCTTGCTTATCTCTACGGAGCAACGCCAAGTCAAGCAAAAGAGTCCGCTCAGTTCTACGAGGGGTTGCGTACTAAAAACATCGACGAAGCCAATAAGGCCGACCCGCTCCCGGTAACACTCGAATCCATAGGAAACGCCTACGATCAGGCGGGATTGCTTGCCGCCGCAAAACAGGTGCCTGCGCTTGTTGCAGGGCAACTCCCGCAAATGGTTCCGTATACGGCTGGGGCCATTGCGGGAGGACCGATTGGATGGGGAGTTGGTATCGGCTCGCTGTACGCGAACCTCACAGGAGAAAACCTCAATCGGCAGGCGCAGGAAGGTCGATCTCTTCAGGAGCGCAGTCTTGGATCGGCGGCGTTGGCGGCCGTTCCTCAAACCGCGCTGGAGGGACTGTCTGATGCCCTCATGGTGGGGCCGCTCACGAAACTGCTGAAGACCGTACCGCTTGACGAATTACTCAAAACCACAGGCAAAGGCGCACTAGCCTCAGCCAAGCAAACAGCCACACAGAAGTTGGCGCGGGCTGGGGTTGAGGCGGCAAAGCGCGCCCCGCTTGCGGCATTAGGCGAGGGCATGACCGAAGCCCCTCAACAACTTCTGGAGCGTGCTCAGGCCGGGTTGGAATGGAATCCGTTTACGAGCGAAGAAGCGCGGCAAGAGGCGCTGACAGCCGGACTGACAGGAGCATTAGTTGGCGGGGCCATGGGCACGATCGGCGGCCCCATCCAAGCCCACAACGAGCGGGTCCAGGAGCAGGCCCGGCAGGAACAGATGGCGCGGGTCCAGGCGCTGCGGGAACAGCGCGGCGCGGTCCCCTATAACGAAGGACTGGGCGGCGCTGGGGTGTCGGTCGGGTACTCCGGTCTGGGCGAGGCGTCGGAGATCAGCCGGGAGTTCGCGCCGGGGGTGGTGGATCCGGCGGAGTTCGGGATGCCGCCGCTTCCGAAGAAGCCGAAGGTCGGACCGGATCCGCTGGAGGCGTTGCCCTACCTGCCCGGCCAGCCGGTCGACATGGGAACCGTCCCGCCGTCGGCAGTAGAGATTCGGAAGCGCAGTCTAGAGGAGAACAAGCGGAAGGCAGAGGCGCTGGCAGCCGCAAAGCTGGCGAAAAAACAGGAAGCGGAGCGGATTGCGGCGGCGGTGAAGTTCGACCCGATGGCGGATGTGGCCGCGCCGGTAGCACCTCCAGAGCCGGTAGTCGTACCAGCACCGACCAGACCCGTAGTACCCGTAGAAGGCCCTGATCTTGGCGTCCAGCGGGCGCAGGCCGCTCGCGAAACTTTGGCGCAGAACGTCCTCGGCAAGAACTGGCAGGACATCACCAACGCGGAGCGCATAGCGATTGACGATCTTGTTATTGAAGGGTACGGATCTAATGCGGCGGCTCCGACCGCACAAGCCCCGAAGGTGAAGACCCAGGCCGAAGTGGCAGCGACCGTACGCAGTCAGTTTGAAGCAAACGCGAAGCCCGTCGTTGCCCCAACTTCTGTTGCGCCCGCCCAGGTTGTGCCCGCTGTTGTGCCGCCGAAGCAGACCGCTGCGAAGACTAAGCCGGTCGCGGTTCCGAAGGTGGCTCCCGTCGTGGCGCAGGCTGCGCCAGTTGCGTCTGTGGCTCCGGCTGTAACACCAGCCCCGACCATCGAATCCCTGCCAACTCCCGAAGTCCAAGTAGCCCCGCCAGACACCCCCGCCAATCTCCCCGCCGTTGGCTCCAAGTGGAGGAACAACAAAGGGACCGTCTTCACGGTCGAAGCGCTCAAGCCGACCAAGACTGGCTACAACGTCGCAGGGAAACTGGGTGACGGAAAATCGCTAGTCCGCGACCTGGAGATCTTCCAGAAATTCTGGACTCCCGACAGCAAGGCGTCACTGACAGACACGGCGGCTCCGCAGACCGCTCCCCCTCCACGCGCCCGCGTGACCCTCGACCTCGACACCGAGGCGGGTCGCCAGAAACTCCAGAACGATCCCGTCCTGAAGCCCTACTACGAAGGCCGCAAACCCCTGTTTGATGCGACGTGGCAGTACGTCAAGAAGGCTGCTCCGCATGTCTCCCTGCGGTTCTTCGAGAAGGGGAACCCGGAAACTGGGCAGCAGGCCAACTACCTCGCGTCGAAGCGGCTCATCACGCTGGCCGAAGGCATCGACGGGATGCAGACCGATGCGATGGACAAGAACGCCTGGCACGAAGTCACTCACGCGGTCTGGAGCCTACTGAGTCCGGGCGAACAGCAGACACTCGTCAGCGCGGCCAAAAAGCGAAGCGTCCTGACGCCCGAGATGGAGCAGCGGTACCGGGATCTCTACGGTGCCGAAGCCGCGGTCGAGGAAGAACATGCCGCCGCGCTGATCGCCGGATCCATGACGGGCGAAGTGAAGTTGGCCGGCAAACCGCGCAACATCATCGACTCGACGGTTCGGGAAGCTACCCGCTGGCGGAACTGGTTGGAAGGCAACGGCAAGACAAGCCTAGAGGATTTGGTCGAATCCATCCGTGAAGGCCAGATCGGTTCGCGCATCGACGCACCCAAGGCTGCAGCGCGGCCGACGCGGGTGGTGTCGCAGGAACCGCCAGAGAAGGTGATAGCACAGGACGAGGGCGGCAGCGTTGTCCAGGATACAGAGAACCCCGACGCGCCTCCGGTGTATGTGCCGAAGGAGGACGCTGGCAAGGCGTCTCTGGTCGCAGCCGTACCCGGCAAGGCCGCGCTGGCTCCCAACACCGTCAAGACCACACCACAGCAGCAGCAGTACATCGAAGAACAGGTTGCTCGCCGCAAGCCGGAAGCCTCCCCCGTCGCCAAGATTCATGATGCAGCGCGCGCCTACTTCGCCAAGAACAAGACGGCGGACCAGCGGTACATCCTGACCAACATCAAAATGCAGTTCGTAGACAGGTGGGCAAGGGTTCAGGATCTGGCTGAAGAGGTCAACAAACTCAACCCAAACTCGGCTCACGGGCGGCTCTCCTCCATCATCGCCACGCGCCTCAGCGACTGGCAGGGCGGCGTGTTCCACGAAACGATGCAGCGCGGGGCTCCGGTTTACGACCGGGCCGCCGGGTATGTGAAGGTCGTGGCCGATCACGTCGACCCCATCACGGGGCAGAAGTGGACGGCCAACGGGTTCCAGAAGGACATGGCGCCGTTCTACGAACTGAGCGACGATGACCGCCGCGCAACCGAGTTCGTGTTCCAGGCGCTGCGATCCGACAAACTGCCACAGGAACAGCGCGGCGGGATGACCCAAGCCAAGATCGACGAGGGCAAGGCGCTTCTGAAGCAGAACCCGTGGATGCAAGACATCCTTGACGTCTACACGCGCTACAACCGGGCATTCGTCGTGATGGCGCGGGACGCCGGACTGGTCGCCAAGGATGTCGCTCAGAAGTGGATGAGCGACCCCTACATCCCGTTCTACCGGCAACTCGAATCAGACTTCGACGAATCCTATGTGCGCGGCCCGGCGACCGGATCCGGTTCGCTCATGAATCTAAGCCCGTCCAAGAACCTGAAGGGCAGCGAAGCCCCGGTTGCGGACTTCATCGAAACCAGTGCGAAGAACGCTTCGGCGCTGATTTCCAAGTCGATGCGCAACATCGCAGCGCAGCGCGTCATGCGTGATTCTGTCCTGGTTGGGTGGGCGCGCGTTGCCAAGAACAAGGAAGATGGCGATCACGTCGTCAGCGTGAAGGTGGGGGGCAACTGGTCCCACTACGACATCGGCGACCCGCTGCTGTTCGAGACGATGCAGGGCATCAACCCGATCGGCAACTCGACGGCGGGTAAACTCTTCCTGGGTGCGTCCTACCTGTTGAGGCAGGGCGTCACGCTGGCTCCGCCATTCTGGGTACGCAATACCGTTCGTGACGCGGGGATGCAGGTCGTCGCCTCGGGCCGGTCTATCCAGCCGCTGCGCACCATCGTCAAGGGCGTGACCAACTCCATGTTGGCGACGGTCGGCAAGGGATCCACCCCGGAGTTCGAAGCGTTGCGATCTGCCGGCGTGACAGGCGGGATGGTGGCGCTTGACCCGAGCGGCAACATCAATCACCAGATCATGAAGATGTACCAGGATGAGGTCGCCGGGCTGAAGCCTGCCAACATCATCGGGCACTTCATCGACCGACTGGCGAAGGCCAGTGAACGCTCCGATGCGGTCGTGCGCGAGCGGGTGTATGCCGACGTTCTAGAGAAGACAGGCGACGAAGCGCAGGCCGTCTACGAAGCCCTGGAAACGCTGAACTTCATGCGGAAGGGCCGGAACCAGACCGTCCGGTTCATGTCCATGATGGTTCCGTTTCTCAACGCCAGGTGGCAGGGCCTGGACGTCCTCCACCGGGCCGTATCGAGATCCGGGCATGGCGTGGCGAATCCTGACCGGGCGCGAGTCCGCAAGCAACTGATCCAGACGGGCATGGCGATGGCGGCAGCGTCTTCCCTCTACGGGCTGGTCATGCCAGCGTTCAAGGCGTACCAGAACGCCGGCGAAGAGGAGAAGGACAACTACTGGATGTTCCCGCTTGACGCGGCTGGATTCTCCGGACTCGGCAAAGCTATTCAGGGCGAGAAGTTGACCGAAGAAGAACAGAACGCGCCGATGGGCCGCGTGCCGATCCCCTTTGAAGTCGGCATGATCTTCAAGATGATTCCGGAGCGGGCGATCCAGGCGTTCGTGACGGGCGAGGATCTGCCGGAGGACTTCGGTTCGGCCCTGTTACGTGGCGCGGGATCGACGCTGGAGTTCAACCCGATTCCGCAGATCGCGAAGCCGGCCGTCGAAGCCTACCTCGATAAAGACTTCTACCGCGGTCGGCCCATCGTGGATCCGTCCGTGGCCGGGTTGGAGACGAAGTACCAGTCTGTCGAGCGCACCAGCGAACTCGCTAAGATCGTCGGCCCGATGGTGAAACTGTCGCCAATGAAAGTTGACCACCTCGTCAGAGGCTACACCGGATGGATGGGACTCACGGCTGCCAGTGTCGCGGGCTACCTAATGTCGCCGTTGGCTGAAGACGCGGGCGCGAAGACCGCTCCAAAGTTATCGCCCACCGGGAATATCCCGATGGATTCCGTTATCGACAAACTTCTAGGGTCGTTCGTCCAGACGCCCGAAGGCGGTGGCAGGACAGGGCGGTTCTACGAATTTGCGAACGATGTCGCCCGCTACGCGCATACCGTGGACACGCTCGACAAGCAGGGGCGCACGGCTGAAGCGGACGAACTCCTGAAGGATCGGCCTGAGCGGCTGGCGTTTTCCGATTACGTCGCGCAGGTCAAGGACGATCTCTCGCAGTTGCGGGGGGAGATCCGCAACATCCAGAACGACAAGAAACTGACGGCATACAAGAAGCGCCAGCAGATTCGGGAAGTGCGTCAGCAGATGGCTGAGGTCACGTCCGACATCAACTCCGTTCGCCGGGAGGCCTCGAAATGAGATCCAAGTCCTCCACGCGCACGCGGGGCGTCTTCCGGACGGATCCAGTCCCGATATTCACCGAGGGCAGGGTGCCCGCTTTTATGAGGTTCCGAACGTGGCGAACGCTACAGCCCAGACGGGCAGCGGCTTCCTTGAGTGTCAGAAGAGAGGGGCGTAAATCCATGTTAATCTCCGAAGCAGTCGCTCAGGTGGTTCGTCGCGTTGGTCAGATAGTCGGGGCTGTACTTCACGTAGATCTTTTCGGTTGTCGTGGTGTTGGTGTGCCCCAGCAGCTTCGAGACTTCAGCCATCGGGACGCCCTGCTTGACGAGGTTCGTGGCAACGCTGTGGCGGATCGTGTGGGGCGTGACCCACTCCAGGCCGGCAGTCTTGATGGTCGCGGCCCAGCGGCGCCGGATGTCGCGCTGATGCGCACCCCACAGGACGTATCCAGACCCGCCCGTCGTAGCCCGCAGCGCAGAAATCAGTTGGGCCAAAGGCCCCGCCACAGGTACGATACCCGCGTGCTTAGCTCGAACCTCCCCGCGATTGAAGTTGATGATCTGGGAGCGGTCATCGACCTGAGTCCACTTCAGACCCAGCACCGCTCCGGGCCGCTGGCCGGTCAGCGCCATGAGGCGCACGAAGTCGCCGATGCCGTGGATGTCTCCAGCCAATATGAGGGTCTTCAATTCGTCGACGGTGAGCCACGAAGACCGGGGTGTCTCCTTGATGTCTGCCCAGATGATCGGCGCGCCGGAAATGCGGCCGGACCTGACGGCGTAGCGAATGCACGCCCGGAGCACAGCGAGTTCCCGCTTGGCCGTGGCCCCGTTGCCACGGCGCTTGACGTAACGCTGGATCACGTCGGGCGAGAGATCGTTCAGGTCGGTCGGACCCAGGACGCAGAGATTCTTCCACGCGGCTTCCTGCCTCCGCTTATCAATAATCTGCGGAAGATGCTCCGCTTTATATGCCAGCCAACAGCCTTCAACGGTCATGGTCCCAGTGTACTCGCTTCCCTTCGGTTGTCAAGCGTTCTCTTGCTTTCCTGTATCTCTCTGTTTTCACAGACGGTAACGATCAGCGACACGCTTTACATTGGCCCGGAGAGTCAGCGGTTTGTCGGCCGCGCGACTGTGGCCTCGCCTGACATGACGTGCGGGACGGCGACCTATGTTCGCGGCGAGAGGGTCTACACGATCCCGAACGGCGCCGTGGTCGTCACGTTGCCGGCGAACTCGGGCTGCACGGTTCCGGCCGGTCAGCAGAATGTATATCGGGTCACGTTCGCGCCGAGTAGCAACAGGCCTTCCGCCTGGACGGAACTCTGGTACGTTCCAGCGTCTCCAGCGACAACGACGGTTCGTGCGGTTCGGGCGGGGGCGAGTATCAGTACGCCGGCCGGGACGATTCTGGCGGGGCAGTTGGCCCGCGGCGGGGCGAACACCTATCAGTCGCTGGCCTGGCTGGGCGCCGAGTGGGGTCCGCTCACGCCAACCGACGACTCCATCGGCGTGGGCAACGGGACGGGGATTGACCTGAAGGTGATTCCCGACTGCTCGACGTCGGGGCAGTTCCTGAAGTACACGGCGGCCACGAATACGTTTTCGTGCGCGGCGGCATTGACGGATAGTTTCATCCACGCCCCATCCCACGGCGTTTCCGGCTCCGACCCCGTGACGATCGCGCAGTCTCAGGTGACCGACCTCGTGACCGACATGGGGAACAAGGCGGACTCGACGCACCAGCATAACGCATCGGCCATCAGTGCGGGCACGTTGGCGGCAGAGCGTGGCGGCTTGGGCGCGGACGCATCGGCGTTCAGCGGGATCGTGCGGATGTCGGGCGGAACGGCCACAGCTTCGGATCTGGCGAATGCGGATCTCCCGGCAGCATTCGACGTGAGCGGGAAGACCTCGACGAAGCCAGCCAAGAGCGGAACGCTGGCTCCCGCGACGTGCAGCGTCGGCGAAGTGTTCTTCGATACGGACGCGACGGCGGGTGAAAACTGGTTGCTCTGCACATCATCGAACACATGGACGGCGGTTGTCGGTGGAGGTGGCGGAAGCCTGACCACCTATTCGGTCGCTTCGTTCACGGCTCCATTCACGTCTCAAACCACCGTCACATTAACCCACAACTTCGGCAGCACGAAGCAGGTGATCGCGTGTTACGACGGCTCGAATCAGTGGATCGAACCGCTAGCCATCACGATTGGCGGGCCGAGTTCCACCGTCACGTTCTCCGCCGCTCAGTCGGGTTCCTGTACGGTCATCGGGGGAACGGGGCTGTACGAGGAGTCCTTCACATCGCAGACCAGCGTGAACCTCGACCATGACTACAATACCCAGAACATCATGGTGAAGTGCTACGACGGCGACGAGAACGAAGTCGAGCCAGATGGGGTCGTGGCGACGGATGCGAACAACGCGCTGGTGACGTTTGCGGTTGCCCAGACCGGGCGGTGCTCGGTGGCCGCGACGTTGGCGGTTGGAGGGGGCGGTGGTTCCGGCACGGTGACGAGCGTGGGGGCCACTGTCCCGTCCGGGTTTTCCGTCAGCGGCTCTCCCGTTACTACGAGTGGAACGCTTGCCGTAACGCTTGATTCACAGGCCCAAAACAAGGTGCTCATCTCTCCAGCAGCCACTTCTGGATCGCCTACGTTCCGCGTTCTGGTGGTGGCGGATCTGCCATCTGTCGTGGCCTACAACGACACGGCCAACGCCTTCACGGCCGGCGCGAAACAGACGATGGAGGCGTCCGCTACCACGGCGGGCCTCAAGGTCGCGTGCGTGGCTCTGCCGTCTAGCCCGACGACCGGCGATATCGCTTGTGACAATGCGGACGGGAACAAGTTGAAGTATTGGGACGGTTCTGAATGGGTGGACACGACTGGGACGGGCGGCGGAGGCTCTGGCGATGCGACGATCCTCCAGACCACGGCCACCCTGTCGAGTTGGGGGGCCATCACAGCAGCGGGGACAAGTGGGTCTTGTGTCCGAAAGAACATCTCGCTCTCAGGCGTGGTGGGCGGGGACGTGGTGACGGTGGGACCGCCTGCGACTCTTGAGACAGGGTTGCAGTGGGGCGGTTTAGCTGGCACGGACATCGCAATCGTCCAACTCTGCAATAACACGGGGGCCAGCATCACCCCGGCTGATGGCGGGACGTATAGGGTTCAAGTTCTGAGGTCAACGATATGAAACACTTTCTCCTGATTCTAGTTCTGGCGGCGTTGGCCTCTGGCCAGACCGTCATCAACGGTTCCCGCACCATCACGGGTGCGTGGAACGCGAGCGGCGCGACCTCATCGAAGCCTGTCCCGGTCGGGACATCGGTTCCAGGAACCTGCGCGGTCGGTGACCAGTACTTCAAGAGCGATGCGACGGCGGGGAAGAACCTCTACGGCTGCACGTCCACCAATACGATGACCCAGATGTCGGGCGTCCGGCAGCAGATCAAGTCCGTTACACTGTTCGACCCCGTAGCGGGCGACTCCGGGCGCGTCCAGTTGATGTTCGATGAGGCCGTCACGATCACGCGGGTAGCCTGTAGCGTCAAGGCTGCGACCAGCGTAACGATCCAATTGGACGAACGCGCCGCCGCTACGCCGGATACCGCTGGAACCGATGTCCTCACGTCGTCGCTGGCGTGTGACACCAACGAGGAAGTGACGACATCCTTTGCCAACGCGGGTATCGCGGCGCGGGTCCCTGTGGCGTTGACGATCTCAGCGGTGACGGGCACGCCCGATACCCTCAGAGTCCATGTGTCCTATGTCGTGAACTAACCATGAAACAACTCATTCTGCTTTTGATTCTGACGTTCCCAGCCTGGGCCGCAACCAACCGCACCGTCACAGTGAAGACCAGCGGCGGCGACTATACGACCCTCGCCGCTGCCATCGCCGGGGAGAAGGGTAACCTTGTATCTGCAGACCGCCAACTCACCATCGAGTGCTACGCGATGGAGGACACGACGGCGGCAGCAATTGCCAATGCCGACTGGACGACGGACGCGACCCGCTTTATCCTCATCACGGTCCCCACGGTAGAGCGGCATGAGGGGATCTGGAGCACCTCGAAGTACCGGCTGGTCGTGAGCACTAGCCCTGCTCTCAAAATAGGAAATGAATACGTCCACGTCGAGGGGCTGCAGATCCGCTCAACCGCTACGGGCAACAATGCCGCTTCGCTCTACCTGGGTGGATACAACGGAACAGGCGGTGTAATCCACGTCCGCAACAGCATCATCCGGGGCAACTCCGACTCCTACCTTGGCTCATGTTTCACGACGTACCAGACCACGACAACTGCCTATCTTTACAATAATTTATTCTTTGGGGCAGACAAGTGGAATGGGGCTTACGGGGCTTATGCGGGGACGACTGGCAGTTACTACTTCTATAACAACACGTTCGCGGCGAATCACACTGGGCTGAGAGTCGGCGGTGGGACTTGGGTGTTCGTGAACAACTTATTCACTGGGAACGGGGCCAACTCACACGCCGACACGGTGCTTGCGGCGGGGACGGATTACAACCGGACCAGTAATGCGGCGCTGGTGTATGCTGTGACAGGCGCAGGCAACACGCACGACGCGGTGAGCCAGACGTTCACCTTCGTAGACGCCGGGGCATTGAACTGGCATCTCGCGGTAGCGGATTCAGGTGCAAAGGATCTTGGCGTGAGCGATCCCGGCTCAGGACTCTATTCGACCGACGTGGACGGGCAGACGCGCTCCGGGTCCTGGGACGTGGGGTTTGACGAGTACCCATCGGCAACGCGGCGGCGCAATGCGGTGGTGGCCTGGAGGCGTCCATGACCAGCCGAAAGCGGTGCGCTCGCGTGAAGTGGGCCGTCAAGAAAATACGGTGCGGGTGGTGCGGCGACACGTCGGTTTGTGTCTACCCTGCGCACCTTCGGCGAATCGAGTGCTCGTGCGGACAGTGGACGAGCACCAGGAGGCGTCCATGATTTACTCTCGGTGCAAGTGCGGCAACAGACAGTCGTGGCATTCGGGCTTTCCGCCAGCAAACTGTGAGGTCTGCGAAAAGTGCGGCTTCACTCTTGCTTCGTCGCCCAATGAGCACAAGGAACCTGTTCCACATGAATGGGCATTGGAGGTTACGCAGCGTGGTGACGAGGTGGTCATCAGAAAACACTGTTTGGCCTGCCGTGTGCGCTCCACAGATACCCCGGTAGTCGCGAAGATCGTTGACATTCTTCGTTCAACGGAAGAGGGGGGGTGAAATGAGACCGATCCTCGCCCTTCTCTGCCTGCCACTGCTGGCTCTAGACAACAGCGTCACGATCCATAACGCCTCTGCCGCAATCCAGACGGCCCGGCCCACGACGCTCTACCGCACGTTCGCACAGGGCGAGTTCGCTACAGGCACATATCCGAAGCCTCGTATCGCCGGAACCGCCCCATCCGCCTGGCAGGTGGATGTCAAGACGACTTGGCCGGATGGCTCCGTGATGGCGGCATACGTCTCGTTCCGCCTGGACCTCACAGCGAGCGGATCGGCGGTGGTGGATTTTGTCAGCGATGCGAATCCCTGTCATCTGGGGAATCTGGCGACGTGCCAAGCGGCGGCGTTGTCGCAGGTTCAGATGCTCAACTACGACGCTGAGGGCGGCGTGGGGACGTGGGGCGCGGCGTGGTCAGCAACGGTCAACAGCATCGAATACACGGCGTCCTCTCGAACGATGCTGAACGCGGGTGCATGGCGATACTGGCTTCAAGGCCCTGTTGTGACGGGCGTTATCGTCGAAGACCGCAGCACGGCTTTGTCTCATGACTTCGGGTGGCAGTATACAGGTGGGGCGTGGGCGGCTCCATCGTCGAACACCTACAAGTCGCTGCATCCGGTCTTTGAGATCCGGTTCTATCCCGACCCGGATGGGGCCGGGGCGTTGACGGCCTGGGGCGGGGTGGAGGTAGACGCGCAATTGTGGAACGCCTCCACGACACGGCTCCAGCGGTTCGACTCAATCGACTTGACGCTCAAGACAGGCAACCTCGAGGCGACGCCAGCGTACACGGTCACAGGTAAGTCCTTCCACGCCCGGAGCCGCCGGCACAAACTTGCCTGGAGCGGCACGACTCCCGGCGCGGTCGTGGTGGACTTCAATTTCCAGTACCTCATCCACACGAAGTTGATTCCGCCTTACGATTACTCGCTTGGGGTGGCAACCTCTCTTGCGAACACGTCGCTGTCGGCCTACGCATCGCACTTGGGGAGCGATGAGCCCCAGTGGTGTTCGATGACTGGGTATTGCGCCAGTTGGCAAAAGGGAATTGGCGGAACTGGGGCGCGTGGTGACATTGCGCTGATCCCGCGCTGGTATCTCGAATACTTGTACCTCATGGGCCATAGCGGGGTGACGACGGCGAACAAGAAGAACGTGTGGGACAAGCTCGTCATCGGCAATGCGGACGCTGGCGGACACGCCCCGTTTCACTACATGGAGACGGGGACCGGGTTGACGTTCTTCAGCCCGCTCAACTTAACCGACGCCTTCGGACGGATCGGCAGCATCAATGCTCGCCCTACCTGGTACGCCTACAACACGGATGAGGCGTCCACGCTGACGCCCGCCTGTTCATCTGAGCCTTGCGACGCTCGGATGAATGCGGCAGTGACGCCCTACCACGGCTCCTGGTCGGCGCAGGGGTGGACGAACTACATCTCCCACGCGCCACCGATCTACGCGATTCCAGCCTTCCTGACGGGGTATCACTACTATCTGACAGGGGCGCAGTTCGAGGCGAGCTACGTCCTGGGCACGGCGCACTACTGCACGACGGCCTCTTACGGTTGCCGCCAGGGATCACGCGGGATCTTCTGGTATGACTCCGCATTACGAGGCCGTGCGTGGGCATTGCGGAACATATACTGGGCCGCCATCCTGACGCCCGACGCCGATATCGAGCGGGCCTACTTCATCGACAAGTTGAAGGCCAATGCGGCCTACGAGGAGGGCATCTACCTGATGTCTGGGGCGCATACCCCAACAGCCCCGGCCTGCCCGTCCTACGTTCTCAGCACCGGCACCGCGCCGACCGCTGATATGTGGTGCGCCGGGAGGAACTTCTGGTCCTTCACTCGCGCTATCCCATCGTCCAACCCACTCTACCTGGCGCAGCATGGCGGGGTTTGGGGCTACACCACCGATGGCCTGGCGGGAACCAGCGGAGCGGTCAACGCGCTCTACCAGTCCTACCCCTCGGCGGTCGCTGGTTGGCTCGCATCGCTTGGTGCGATTCTCGACGACGACAACCAGCCCATCTTCATGCACGTCAGGAACGCAAGAGCGGCGCATCTGGCGGGAAGAACCCTATCCAGCCCGACCAGCATGTATATGATGCGGGGACTGTACTGGTCCACGAATACGAGCGCCGCGTGGCCGACAGAATGGAGCGTTCTCAAAGACGCCTGGGTGACGAGTTACACCCTTGACGCGGACATGACGAGTACGCAGACGACGCTGGTGGTCAATAGCCTCGAATTTCACTCCACACTCTATCAGTGGCTCTCGTCATCCTGGGTGAAGATCGACGACGAATATATCTACTTATGGGGGAACCCGTCTGTCAACAATCCCTCATCGGGCAAGACCACGATTTCAATCCTGCGGCGCGGAGTGTGGGGGTCAACCGCCGCGACGCATGCCGCAGGCGCGACGGTGACGTGGCTGCCGGGGTTCTGGGACACCTACACACAGGAGTACACCGGAGGCTACCCTATCCTCGCCCGCGCGGCGTTGGCTATGCTGGCCGATGCCGATCAGATCGGGGACTACTCGCCCGTGCAAGCGTACCGCCGCTACAGTGGGGCGCTCAGCCACCAAACCTACCAGACCAACCCGCAATGGGCCGTGGTGCCGCGTGAGCGCGTCCAAAGCGTCTCCGTGACCGGAGGGACCGGGACTGTGTCGATGTCGTGGCTGGCCCCAAGCGGCGCGGCCTGTAAGGTGGCACTGGGAACCGCTGCCCCCGCCACGTCCAGCGATGCGGCGGACACGGCGGCAACGGCCACGTTGGGGCGGCGGCAGACGCACAGCGCGACCGGACTCAGCGCCGGGACCAAGTACTACAGAATTTCGTGCGGGACCGCTCGTGCCAGCGGGACCGTGGAGGTCAACTGACATGCGAACTCTAGTCCTCATCCTCATCGCCCTGCCAGCCCTGGCGCAGAACATCACAAGGAGACTTACTATGCGAATCGCTTTTCTGGTTTTCGTGCTTTGCTTGACGGCATCGGCGCAGACCTACATCTTCGGCGGCGGCAAAGCAGCCGCGATTGTGGGGCCACGCGGCTCCACGCTGCCAGCCTCATGCACCACGCCTGGGCTCATGTTTACGCTGCTCGCAGACGACGGGACCAATAAGCAGGGCGACTATAGATGCGTTAATGGATACTACACGCGCGCTGGGCTTACGGGGACCGAAGGCCGATTGCTGCGCTTCGGCGCGGCCAATGCCGTTGGCCTGACGACGGGGCTGTATGAGGATGGCAGCGGCAACGTCGGCATCAGGACCGCAGCCCCCACCGCGAAGCTCGATGTGAACGGCAACGCCCTGATCTACGATTCCACGGCGACGACGGGGGCCACGACGGTCACGATCAAGGCCGGGGCGGGGCAATCGACAACGGATTTGTTGGCTTTGAAAAACAGCAGCGGCTCGCTGATCGGAAGAATTTTAAGCAGCGGCGCGATGCAGTTGAATGGTGGGTTCTTTGTCGGCGGTGGTAATGGTGGCGCTCAACTAGGTTATTACAACAATACCCTTACGCTTGGGTCCGCATGGCCAGTCACTTGGTCGTCAACTGCAGCCGCGAATGGAACTTCCGACCTCGCCCTCTCCCGCGCCTCCGCAGGCGTCCTCGAAGTCAACAGCGGCACTGCCCTCGCCCTCCGCGACCTCAACCTCCGCACCATCTCTGGCGGCTGGCGGGCCGAAGCCGAGGGCGGCTGCAACACCTACACTGATCTGGCGGTGGACGGCGCGCTCAACACGAAGGTCACCAGCGCCTCCTATAACTTCGTCGCCGCCGATGTGGGCAGTTGGATCGACGTGACGGCTGGCTCGGGTTGGACGACGGGCCGCTACGTCATCGTGTCGGTGGCGTCGAACGCCGCCACGCTGTCGAGTTCTCCCGCCGCCGTCAGCACGACGGGCGGGACGTACATCACAGGGCGCGGCAAGATCGTCCACGTCGCGGGCGGAACTGACGTTGCCGACACCCTGCGCTTTTGCGGCAAGGGCGCCGATAACGCGATGGCGTGGCGGGCGCTCTACTGATGAAACTCGCGTTCATCGCCGCCGTCCTGCTCTGCCTCTGCCAAACCGGGCAGTCCCAGGACCGTGCCTACCAGTTGAGCGTGGCGGGCGTCGTGGCGGCCAACGCCCTTGACGCGCACAGCTCTTGGGGCAAGCGCGAGGCCAACCCCATGCTTGGGAGCGGGCGCTTTGGGGTGCAGCATTTCGCTATCAAGTCCGCCATCACGGCGGGGGGGCAGATCGCGGCATGGGCCCTCACTCGGCGCAACCCCAAGGCGCGGCGCAGGCTAATGTGGCTGAACGTCGGGGTGGCGGGTGGCATCGTTGGGGTCGCGGGGCGGAACTACACGGTAGAGAAATGATCGGAGACGCATCTCATGTCCGAATTTGACACCATCTCAGCGCAACTCCTCAGCGGATTCACAGATTTGACCAAAGAGGTCGCGGGACTCAAGGGCGTCATCCTCACCCGAATGGACGACACAGACCGCCGCGTTGATGCGCTGGAGCGCGGCTTTCGAAGTCTTTTGGACGACACAATCGCACAGGAGACGATGACGCCCAAGGCGTTTGATGAGCTCGCCCGCATTGAAAAAGCCTGCCACGAACGCCACCTGCGTCTGAACAACGTACTGACGCTCATGGAAAAAAACGACTCAGCTGAACAACTGGAACGCGCCCGCGGCACCGGCCGGCGCGAGCAGACCGAGCGCATCATCGCTAAGTGTCTGATCGGCTTGGGCGTGGTCTGGGCTCTGTTTCTCACAGCTTGGCAGACGTGGCCGCCGAAGTGGTGGCCGAAGGTAGGACCATGATCCCAACAACCCCAGTACCGCGGCTCTCCGCGCACTTCACGGCGGCCGAACTAGCATGTCCCTGCTGCGGATATATCCAGGCGGGCGCTCGCCTGAAGCGGCTGCTCAACGCTCTCGAAATCATCCGCTCGCAGACGGGCCGCCCGGTGCGGATCTTTAGCGGATACCGCTGCCCGTCGCACAACCGGGCCATCGGCGGCGCCCCTGCTTCGAAGCACATGGATGGCGAAGCGGCCGATCTTGCTGTTGAAAAATTCACGCCGGCGCAACTTGCCCGGCTCGTCAAGGACTGCTGCCCGGACGTGCGAGGCATCGGCGTTGGCGCAACGAAATTCCACATCGACGTGCGGGAAGGCTCGCTGGTCGAGTGGGTCTACAGGTAAGGAGGGCATCATGCCCACATGCAATCCGATTATCCCGGCACAGCCGAAAGAGGCTCGGTACGGAATCGAAAAACTCTACACGTCGCTGCGGCTGACCCGCGCGATGTACAAGGAAATCTATGGCGAGGAAGCGCCCGCCTACGACCCCAAGCGGCGTATCAAGCGGTGGTTCTTCACCGATCGCGTGTCCGACAGCCCGGACACCAACCTCCTGAGTGTGCCGGTGTGGGACGCCACCACGCGCACCATCCGCGAGATGGGGATGAAGGAGTCCGAGGTCGCCACCCCGAACCTTCCCGGCGCCGCGTCGTACCGCAAGTACGTCAACCCGGCGTCGACGTCGGCCGTCATCGTGGGACCGGACGCGGGCGACAAGCTCGAGATCAACGGCGCAACCCTCGTTGACCCCGTGGTGGCAAAGAGTGTTGTCGATGAGATCAACGCCGCGCTCGGCACCGCCTACGAATTGAAAGAGGTCGCGGCCGTGTGGCCGTGGAACATCGCGTACGGCGCCGAACCACGCCGGCAGATGAAGATGGCCGAGTGGGACATGGCCGCCATTCTGAAGAACCGGTTCGCCGCGGGCGTCGGTGCTCCCGGCCGGTGGCAGGACCAGGGCGCATTGGGCCCGGTGTTTGTTCCCGAAGTTCCGAACGACGGCGAGCAGGATCTCCGCCCCGAGATCCCCATGCCCTGCCGCGCGCTGCTGCCGAACGAGCGGATCGAGTCCGGGTTTGGCGGGCTGATCTCCATTGTGCGGACGGACCTGACCGTCGACGAACCGGCGCCGGGGACTGGTGCTCTGACCGCCGAGCAGGACAAACTCCTGCGGGGAATCGCCGCGGCCGTGGGGGTGAAGCCATGACAGCCGAACAGCAGAAAGCCCTTGAGGTTCTGGCGCAGATGGTTGCGGCAACTGTTCCCAAGGCGGCCGGCGAGACAGCCAACACGGCCGTCGTCCACAACCACATCATCGCCGCGCGTGACTTCGCGGTAAAGGCTGTTTCGGAACTAAACAAGGCGCTCGGCGCCATCACCGGAGGCGACACCATGCCGACCGTAACCGATACCGTGACCGTCCCGTCCGACCAGTGGCCCAAGCCTGACCCCATCGTTCCGGAACCGGCACCGGAACCCGAGAAGGCTTCGAAGTGGGGCAAATTCAAGAGCGTCTTCAAGAAGGTCTGGCCTGTCGCGGCGGTGGCGGCCGCATTCATACCCGGCGCTCCGCTGGTCGTGGGCGCCGTCAACGCTGTCCTGAGCACGACGGCTGACCCGACTACCGCGGGCGTCGCGGGCGGCGCGGCTGGCGTGACCGCGCTCATCACGGCGGGCGTGTCGGAGTACCGGAAACAGGCGGCGGCGGAAAAGCCCAAGGAGTAACTCGTGATCCAACTCAACATTCGCAAGGGCGAGTCTACCATCCGCTTCGGTTCTCCGACGTGGCTTGACCACAACAAGAAACCACTGCCCACGGATCTCGTCCTGCGGATGCTTGACTGCGAGCGGGCTTGCCTGTTGATTCATGGCTACAACGTCGATGAGGCCATGCCGGCGTTCGCGCTGGTCAACGACAGCATCGAAGGCCTTTACGACGTGGTGATCGGCTTGACCTGGCCTGGCTCCAGTGTGGAACTCGGCTATTGGATGGCAGAGAAACGGGCGGACACGGCGGGCAAGATCATCGCGTCTCTGTTCGCCGGCCTGCCCCACGCCACCCTCGACGTCCAGGGTCACTCCTGCGGCTGCCGCGTGGCGCTGGAAGCCGTCCAAAACGGGCTCAAGGTCCGCAACCTCATCCTCGCCGCGGCCGCCACGGACAACGAAACCGTCCACATCGACCGGAAGTATGGCAAGGCGCTCGCGGCCAACGTGGACCGCTGCCTTGTAGCCCACTCCCGCAACGATGGCGTGCTCAAGCGGGCGTTCCGGATCTCGAGCTTGCTGAAGCGCGTCGTGAGCCCGGCGAACTGGGGGGACGATTGCTGTGCGCTCGGCTACACCGGGCCGCAAGACGTTCTGATGTGCCCGCCCAACGTGCAGGCCGTCAACCTGACAAAGCAGATTCTGAAGCACGGCGACTACAAGTACCGGGAAGAGTACTTCGCCGCATGGCGGGCGTTGGCGGCGCGGTAGGCTACCGTCCCACCGCAACCACAGTGGGGCACTCCTGTTTGTCCTCGCACGGCATATGGCCCCGAATCGTGAACACCTTACACGGGCACGGCACCCGCGCCACCTTACGCCGCGCCATTTCCCGTTTTACGTCGTCGAGTTGCTTTGTGAGGGACAACTCCATCCTCAACAGGCTGTCCGCTGGTGCTTGCCTGAGTTGCTGCTGTGCGTACATGGTGGATAGCATTATCTAACGCCCGGTGCGCGGACTCAAGGTCGCCAAGTACAGTATTAGCTAAGCTTAATTGGTCCTGTCCTAAAGATAGTCCCAATTCTGGCGTAGCCTGTGCGCCGCGGTTGTCGGACAACCAGATCTCAAACGCTTCGATGGCAGCCTCGCGGATGCTCGGGATCTCCCGGTCGAGAATGGCCTGCTTGATGGCCTTCACTAATTCTTTTGGAACTCTATTGGCCCTGATATCAGCCACTTACCCCTCCTTCTGTGGAAACGTGTCATTTTCCCCTTGACCTCTTGGGGAAAATTCCTCATACTCGTTTTCGTGAGTCAGTCTGACAAGAGCTTAACACGGAGCGCGATCAGGCGCATCCTGAAAAAACGCCCCGGCGCCATCAGCAAAATCGCCACCGATCTGGGCATCACCCGCCAGACGGTGAGCGGCGTGCTGAAGGGCTTGGGCACGTCGTCCCGCGTGATGGCGGCGGCGACGGCACTGGCTCACGAAATACTTGCGCTGGAGGCGTCTCGTGACCGCCTCTAGCATTCCTCCACAGTCCCACAAAGTCCCCGGTACGCCGGAGAGTTATGTCGATATGGCGTCGGCAACGGCCAACGCTGAACGTGTCGGGCGGAGTATTGCCGTCCGGCTGGTCAAGGAGGGGTTGAACCGGCATCAGGCCCAGGCTGCACTCTCGTTTGCGCGGGCGAGTCTGGACTGCTGGTTCGACCAGGGCAACCAGAGGAGATAACGTCATGAAACTATTCCAACTCAGGTCAAACCTTCGTTCGCTACCCGCGTTCGAAATGGCTGAGAGCAAAGAGGATGCAACCAAAGTAAACGCCGCCGACCTTCGCCGGTCGGTGGTCGACATGATTGAAGTCCATGAACGGACCGTTTGTGAAGTCGCTCGGGCACTGGGCGTGTCTGAGCGGACAGTCACGGACTTGTTCATCGAAGCCAAGAATTTGGATAAGCAGCGGGCCATTCGCGTGGCCTGGGACAACGGCCGGCGCAGCACCTTGCCGCCCGTGATGGCAATGCGGAGAGCCGCATGAACCACCTGCCGTCCGCCGTCCACTTGTGGGACGATGCGCTCATGAGGAAAAAAGGCGAACAGCGCGGGACCGTCAGGCTTCGCGGCGACTCATGGCATGTTTCGTTCCGGCAGTGGGAACGGGACGCGGACGGCAACGTATCTTGGAAGCGAGTTGAGAGGCGAGTGGGGCCGGCAACAGGCAAGGAGAAGTTGTCCTTGCGGTCGGCGCAACGGGTGGCCTATGACGAGCACGTCAGCAAGGCCAACACCCAGAGCGTCAACCCCGGCTCCATGCTGACCCTTCAGCAGTTCTATGACAGCAGGTACGCGGTGGACTGCCTGCCGCTCTTGGCGAAGAACACGCGCCAGGCGAAGCGGTCCATCATCGCGTGCCACATCCTGCCGACATTCGGCGGCATGGCGCTGAAGGACATCGGAGTGCGCCACATTCAGATGGTCATCGCGGCCAAGCAGGAAGCGGGCTACAGTAGCCAGACCATCACGCACGTCCGTAACTGCCTGAGCGCCATTCTGCGCCACGCGCGGCGCCAGGGCTACATCACCGGGCAACTGGCGACTGAGGACGTGTTGACGCCCGAAGTCCACCACCGGGAGAAGCGGGCCCTGACCATCGAGCAACTGCGGATGCTGTCTGAGGAGATGCCGCTACGGTGGAGGGCGCTGGTCCTCATGATGGGGCGGCACGGCTTGAGAGTGGGCGAAGCGGCTGGCCTGCGCTGGAAGGATGTCAACCTGACGGATCAGGCCATCATCTCAGACGGCGAACTCATCAGGCCCAACGGAATTCTGGTCCGGTCGAATTGGACGGCGGCTGAACGGAAGTCGCCGAAGAACGGGAAGACACGGTACGTCCCGCTGGTGGCCGAAACCTGGGTGGCGTTGATGCTACACCTGGAGCGGACGAAATGGAACGGGACCGAGCAGCCCGTATTCGCCGGCCACACGGGAGCGCCGATGGATGCGCACAACATCTTGGCGCGGTCGCTGAAGACGGCCGCCAAGCGGATCGGCGCGCCGTGGGTGACGTGGCATGTCCTCAGGCACACGTCGTCAACGCTGGCGGATCTGTCGGGGCTCACGATTGCGGAGAAGCAGAAGATTCTTGGGCACTCCACGGCGGAGATGTCCACACACTACACGCACCCCGAAGCGGAGCGGGTGCGGCAGGCGATGGAACACGTAGGGAGAGTTAACTAGATGCGAGTAGAGAAGTATGTCGAGTACCCGTACCCAGGACTGATAGTTTCAGAGTCGGGCCGGAGGGCGCACGTTGGGGCGATGGGGGTGGCTGCATAATGCCAGTCCGTAAACATAAACCAGTCGAAGCAAACGACGGAAGCTACGGCGGCAAGGTACTGGCGGCATTTGACCAGCAAGAGGCCGAACGCTGCGAGGGCTGCGGATTTGCCGCAACGTGCGAAGACAGTGAAGGCATTCCGTTTTGTGACGAATGCTTGGCGACCTTAGTCAAGGAACGTATGGAAAGTGAAGGAGATGCAGCACGATGAGCCCTAACCCACTGTTTATTCGTCCATGGCCGCTTTGGAAGAGGATGCTGCAAAAACTATGGGAAACATTTGAGTGGGGTGACGATGAATACCTTCGATTTACGATTGGCCACTATCCGTTCACGGCGTGGGTCACCGCCTACACTCGGGATTCCCGTCGAAGTTGGCATCGGCGCCTGTTCCCTTGGCGGCTCCGGTTCGCATGGGCTAGTCTGCTTTGCAACTACGTGTGCAGCGTATGCACTGTGTGTAATAGCAGGTTCTCTCTGCGGGAGTTGCTAAGCCGGGACGACAGCCTGACTCGCTTCCAGTCCGGATCTATCTGTCACAGAGATTGTCCTCCTGCAAGGGTTGGCGGGGGGAACTAGGTAGATGGGACACGAGTGCCCGGAATGCTATCAGGCGTGTTACTGCGATGGAGAGGATACGTGGGGGAAAAGCAGATGATCGACCGAAGACTCGCAGAAGACGTACTATATGCGTTTTCGGTCGAACCCAAACACGACCGGCAAACACTTGAGAACTACCTCCTGCGGTATCCCGAACTTGCAGAGGAGTTGATCGACCTCTCTCACGAACTTCGGCTGGTCACTAAACTAGAGGTATTGAAATGAGCACGATGGAAATCACGACTAGAATTAACCGCAAGTGGCTTGAGCGGAAGCCCAAGCATGAACTGGCGTCAATCATCATGTCCAACCTTGGTCGGATAAACCTGTTTGCGGAACATGGCGAGGTCCAGTCCGGTCACGATAGGCCGCTAGCCGTCAACGTCACAGGCGGGGGCGAACTTACAATCCGCATTGGCATCAACACGCTAGCGTTCCGCTTTAACCGCCAAGAGGATAACACTCCATACGACGAAAAGGCGAACGGGTTCAAGCGGTTGTATCGGGTAGTAGATGCCGTTGAGTTCGCCAAAAAAGTGCGTACCAAACTCTGTCGAGAAGAAGAGGACGGCAGTACGCCGCTGACCGATTTATTTGACAAGGTTTGCCGGAACGCCATTGATAACGGATGCTTCGGCGTCGAAGAAGACGGACGAGACAAGAAAGTATGAAAAATGAATGTCAACACCAGAATCCGAATACCCCACAATCCGAGAACGTTCAGGCTTGCGCGACGTGCAAGTTCCTTGGGGTCTTAAAGGGAACTCTAAGTAACTACAGCCACTGCAGACGGCACGCTCCGGTCCTTACTGAGGGGAGTACGTTGATTGGCGACTGCTGGCCTACTGTAAATCTGGCTGATTGGTGTGGAGATTGGGTGGCCTTAACTGCGGATGAACAGCGGAAGGATGGATGAACTATGGAAGGAAGTTCGGAAGTGATTGATTCCACACATATGACACTTTGCCTCCGGAGCAAAAGGTCGTCCGTTCAAGTCGGACCGGGCGTACCACTTTTCAACGGCTTACAGCCACCCCCCACCCACCAGAGCGTTTGCCTTCCACTGGCAAATGGTCACTTAACAGCGGATGAATTGCGGATGGCCGCAGCCTCGCCGATTTCCCACCGGGCCGGGGGTGCGCGATGAGCGCCACCACGAAGATCTCATGGACCGACGCAACGTGGTCGCCGATCCGTGGATGCATGGACCACGGACCCGGCTGCGTCAACTGCTACGCAAAGCGCATGATGGCGCGCGGGCTGCCTGGCCTGAAGAGTCCCACCACCGGAAAAGACTTTGCCATCATGACGCCGCACGGCCCGCGCTGGACGGGCGAGGTCGAACTGATCGAGTCGCAGTTGGACGTGCCGCTGCACTGGCGGAAGCCGCGGCGGATCTTCGTGGACTCCATCAGCGACACGATGCACAAAGACGTGTCACTGGATTGGCTTGAGCGGATCTGGCGTGTGATGCTGTCAACGCCGCACCACACGTACATCGTCCTAACGAAACGCGGAGAGCGCCTGCCTATCGTCGTCCCTCAGATCATGCACCGCATCTGTGGTCCGCACTGGGCACCACCAGCCCATATCCATTTTGGCGTCTCGATCTCCATCCAGGCCGACGCCGACCGGGAGATCCCGCACCTGCTGGCCACGCCGGCCGCCGTGCGATTCGTGAGCCTGGAGCCGATGCTAGAGCGGGTGACATTCCGGTGGGCGAAGTGGAAGGGATTTAACCCTCCAGGTATTCCGACGAATCACCTTGACGGGCTGCGCATGTTGGACGGGATTATAGTCGGTGGCGAATCCGGACCCGGAGCGCGGCCCTGTAGCTTGGAGGACATCCGGTCCGTAGTCCGCGAGTGCGCGGAGGCGCGGGTCAACTGCTACGTCAAGCAACTCGGCGCGGTCTGGGCGCGAGAGGGCTATGATATGTGCCACACCAACGGCGAGAAGTGGGACCATAAGGGCGGCAATCCTGCCGAGTGGCCTGAAGACCTGCGCGTGCGGCAGTTGCCGGGGGCCTCCCGATGAGACGCGCCATCATCGCCATTAGCTTTGCGGCCGGCGCCCTTTGTCTCGCCGTCCTCGTCATCACGAACTGGGAGGGTCTATGCGCACGCTGATGGGCCGAATCAACTGGGAAGGCATCGGCTGGACCGTGCTGATCCTCGGCGGCGTGGCTCTCTGTGGCGCGTGGGCGATGTGCTGGCTCAGGGACGCACTGCGATGACCGCCCGCCTCCGCATCGTCAACCCGGCCCCGACCGTCGGGCAGGTACGCGCTTGGCAGTCGGTCGTCCGCGAGAAGCGGATTCAGTGGGACATCGCCGTGACCTGGATCGGCGGCGCTCTCATCGGCATAGGATTTTGGACCGGACTCGTCTACCTGGCACGGCGCTGGTAGACCCCTTGGGGCGGCGTGCCTCCTCCTCCGAGCGCCGCCCCTTTTTTGAGATTAGATGACAGCAATTTGAAGGGAGATCTAATGGTAGCGAAAGAGTCGAAGTACAAGATAGTCCGCACGTACAGCGCGGGCGTGTTCTTCGGTGAGATCGTCTCACGGAAGGGCAAAGAAGTAACGATGAAGAACGCTCGTCGCCTCTGGTATTGGGATGGCGCAGCGAGCCTGTCACAACTAGCTCAGAGCGGCACATCGAAGCCGCTGAACTGCAAGTTTCCGGCCGCAGTGACAAAGGTTGTGCTGACTGAGGCGATCGAGATCTTGGACGTGATGCCGGCGGCAGCAAAGTCCATTCAGGGAGTGCCCATATGGGCGCAGTAGGGTCCGGGTCCGGGTACGGGTCCGGGTACGGGGACGGGTACGGGGCCGGGTCCGGGTACGGGTACGGGTCCGGGTCCGGGTACGGGTACGGGTCCGGGTACGGGGACGGGTCCGGGTACGGG